ATACGTCTTCCAGAATAGCACCAGTGATGACAGGATCAGTTAGAGCAGCAGCACTGGCAGACAGTTTAGTAACTACAGTGGAGCCAGAGCCGTTAGGCGTAATGTTGATATTGCCGTTAGTATCAGTAGACGACAGTGTGCTGGAGTCAAGACGCAGATTATCTACGTTAAGAATAGTAGGATTAGTACCAATCTCAACTACGTTGCCGCCACTGTCTTTACTGTAGAGGCGTTTATCAAATGTATTAACTGCTAGTTCAGCACCGCCAGCAGCGTTAGTTAAGTCACCTGCGCCTGGAGCGCCAGTGGTGTCTTTTTTCTTGGTAAGAATTGTCGCCATGTTATAGTCTCCAGTTAGGCGTAAGTGCCACCCTCAACGGTGGACGAAGATGTTAAGAATACCGTCTGTAGTTCAGAATAAGTGATCTTCTTGCTTTTGTCTGCGGCAGTGGGCTCACTGATGTCTACAACGTAGAATAGATCGCCAGAGGCCAGATTAGAGCCTGTCAGTGCGGTAAGATCGGTTAGTTTTTTGTCAGCCATTTCAGCCCTCTAGTAAGAATAAGTCACCAGATTCAAGTACGAAGTTATCTCCGCCTTCAGTTTCTAAATTATTAAAAAGTACGTCAGGATAAAAAAAAAGTGGAAGATAGCCGTCAGAGGAAATCGTCCACTTCTTTGTTGCAGAGTTATCTACATAGACACGAATATAGTCTTTGCCTGCTTGTTTACCGCTGGTGCTAGGAATCTCGTAAGCAGCGATAGCACCATTATTGTTCATGCTGTTTTCTACAGATGACTCTGATGCTAGTTGGATAGGGATATAATCAACCCACCGAGTTAAACCTGTAAGATCAGTAATAGTACTAACCACCATTGACGTAGAGCCATTGGCGGTGTTGTATACTGATGGGTAAGTCTGAGGAACCATAGTAACTCCTATGTTTTCTTTAACACCTTCATCGAAGATGCTAAAGAAAAGCCCCTTGTGAGGGCAAAACCGTTAGGTTTTATTACCAGCCAGGCCGTCCAACAAGGACTTTAATCGTTGTTGAGGCAGGGTTAGTTTGCGTACCAGACTCGTTCTGAACACGGATACTAACTGTATCAGCAGCAGAAACATAGCCAGTAACGGTAAATCCAGCCAGCGTTACACCGAAAGAAATACCAAGAACCATGTCGCCAAGAGCAACACCAGGAACAGCGATGGTGTTTGTCTCGCCTGCGCCATCGGCTAGATCACCGATGTCCATCGTGGCACGAACTTCATAAACTTTATCAAATACGCCTTGAAACTGCTCACGACCATCTTTTGCTACAACAACCGAGGTTGCATTTGCCATAATTATCTCCTATTTAGTTAAGAAGACCCCGCCGAAGCGGGGCCGTATCACAATTAACCAGGGATAACCAGAGCAACAGCAGAGGTGTCACGCAGTTCGCCAACGCCATACAGCGTGTCAGCGGTCAGCAGCGTAGCAAGGTACTCTTGCTTGTACTGGGTCTGAACACGGATGCCGAGTTGCTCAACGAGAACACCAAACTCAGGGTGAGCCATCAAGCAGACACGGGGGTTAACGTCACCAGTGCCAGCAGTCGTAGCGGTATCAGCATTGGTCGAAACATAGACCTTGATGCCATAGATGTCGCCGATCTGACCATTGCGGATCGTGTTGCCGTTGCCGGACTCACCAGTGAAAGCCTGCTCAGTAAAACGAGCCAGACCCATTAGCGTGTTACGAGCAACAGGAGGAACGATGAAGAAACGACCATCCATCGGAACGTCCTGGTCATCCAGACGCTGAATTGCACGGCGAATGCCTTCGTCCGTCAGTGCAGTCTCGTTACCAGTGTTGGTGTTAGCAGTTGCATCAAATGCAGTGGAGCCGTCACCACCGATGTAGCCGTTAGCGTAAGCAAACGTAGCATCAGTTCCGTTCCAGGTGCCGCCTTGCGACAGACGACCCAGGCGAATGATGTCGGTATCGGTCTGGGTAGCCAGAGCGTAACCAGCGTCATCCGTGTAGAAACGGCGCAGGGAAGACATAGCCTGAACTTCAGCCAGATCTTCGATCAAGCGGCTGTACTCAAAGTGCTTGTCGATGTTAACCGACAGAGCCGTACCACCAGCAGCGATCAGAGTAACTGCATCGGTAGCGGTCTTAGCAGAAGCAGAACCACGGGTAGGAGCAGGAAAGTAGACTTTGTCGCCTTTCTTGCCTTTGAAGTTCATCTTCTTGATCAGGTTTGCTGCTACGAGGTTCTTCTTGTAGGCAGCAACGATCTCGTCAGACCATACTTCAGGTACGAAACCTGCGGTATCAACTGCTGACTTGGTTACTGAATTATTTGGAGCGAATGCGGTATTAGCCATTTTAAAATTCCTTTGTTAATAGTGTTAGTTTACCTAACCCTACCTTCACGATACGCTGACATGATCTCTTCTTGCATCATATCGTACTTATCAGGGTTAGTTTGCATGAGTTTAATAATGTCTGCACGCCTAAAAATCTTCTTAGTAGGTGCCTCATCACTGCCAGACGATACGGTGGTAGTCGCTGCTTTAACGGCTTGGCTTCTTGCTTGCTTCTCTGCTGCTACGGTCTGCTCTACAGCGCCTCTGCGGTCTTTATACAGCGACAACAGTTCGTGTGCAGAGTCATAATCGTAGTGCTGATCGGCTCTTATAAACAACTCAGACCTAACTTTGGATGATGCAACCCAATTTTGGAAATTTGGATCACGAACAACTTGTTGAAAGTCAGGGTGAGCAGTCTGTAAAGCATTTAAAGCCTTTGCTCGTTGCATCTCAAGATTTAACTGTTCTGCTTGTTTAACCTTGGGATGGTTCTCAATTGCGTTTTCTACCGCCTTCCTCGGATCAGCGAAGAAGTCAACCTCTTCAGTAGGTTGGGCCTGCATTTGCTGCTTTGCTGTGGCTTGGGCACGAATATAATCGTCCACAATCCTGCGTAACTCACCAACTTCGCTACCTTGTCGGCCTATTAACTTCTCAGCCTCCATGTGCATCTGAGCAATCTCTTTAGCACTTTTACCCCTGTACTTGTCAGGGAGAACTTCAGATTCCTCTTGCACTGCCTCTACAGTAGTGGTATTATCCTCTACAGTGGGGGTAGTATCGTCAGTTTCTACAGCAGAAGTTTGTGACTCTTCCGAGCCTTCCTCAATAATCACAGCCATCATGTCTCTCCGTGCTTAACAGCATTAAGAAAAGAACCTTTAAATTTGCGGGGTTCCCCTTATCCGCTTACTTCCATTGGTCAGAACGACCAGTTTTGCGCTCCCAATTAATCTTTTCTTGGCGCTTACGTTCCCAAGCCATTGCAGCGCCAGGGAAATCACCAGTAATGCCTTCTAGACTAACTCTAGGAGCAGCGATGAGCCTGGTAGCGTCATTTCCACAGTGCGGACACTGTATGACTTTCTCAGTATCATCGATATATTTTTCAGTTATGTGGCCTTTGGCACACTGAAAATCAAAATATCTTTTCATTTAGTTCCTCGTAGGCTTGTTCAGACAGACTTTTTAATCCAATGATGTAGTCTAGGATGTCTACCTGTCCTTTTCGGAACTCTATTGTGTCTTTATCGCAGTTTCGAACGTCTTGATAGTTTTCAAGCATCGTTTGTAGGTCTTCTACGAGTTGTGTCCACGCTTTTGTGGACATCATAGAGAGCCTATCTTCGTAATATTGTTGTAATTCTGGCGATATTGGCATAATTATACCATCATTTAAATTAACAAAAAAGTGCTTGACAAGAAATTGTTTTTGTGGTATGCTTCAGTTTTTAGGAGGCAATATGGCACAAGGTCAACATTTCAAAAAACTCACCGATTCTGACATCGATAACATCAAAACCTGGGCAAAAGCAGGCTTTGGACTTACCGAGATCGCTAATAAGTTAGAAAACAAGGTTTCTCGTCAGCGTATTAAGCAAATAACCGAAAAATTTAACATCAATGCCTTTGCAAATAAGAAACTTAAACGCCAAAAAGAACTAAACGACCAAATGTTTCAAAAATGGGGTCCAAAATGGAACGACCAAGAGTGGCGTAAGTCTGCTATCTATGCGGCAATGCGTGAAAAGTTTAAAAACAAGAAAGCGCACTGCTATAAACACGAGTTTTCAATAAACTTTGGTGATTTAACTTTTCCTACTCACTGTCCAGTACTAGGCATTGAACTAGACTACTTTGCCCAGAACGGTAGACAGGAAAACTCACCATCTTTTGACCGAATAGACCCATCAAAAGGCTATGTAAAAGGCAATGTTGCCGTGATCTCTTGGCGAGCCAACCGCATTAAGAACGATGGCACCGCCGAAGAACACGAAAAGATTGCTAAGTTTATGAAAACAGTTTCTTAATTTTATCTTTAACGGTCTTAACTTTGTCTAGAAGCCACGACTTGCAGGTTTGCAATTTCTTTGCGAGTATCAATGTCCTTCTCCTTTAGGGCTAGATTTGCTACTTTGACACGTCTTTCAAAGTCATCGGTAGCGTTGGGGCC